ACTATAAACAGGATTATTAATATGCAGTAATGGAAACTTGCCTAACAGTCCACGCTCAATTGCATACTGTTTTACTTTATGGTCATCGGGCAAGTCTTCTACCATAGTAGTTTCATCTGGCAGACTATGTGTTTTAAACTCTGCCGCACTGTATACATAACTATCGTCAGTATCTTCTATTTCTAGTTCTTCGCCAAACTTCATTAAGTCCAATACAACTTTATGAATGTCTGTTACTTGCACACCCAATGTCTCAACCAGTTTTTTATACTTGCCACCTAATCTAGGTGCAGGTGCCCAACCAGTTGTGTATTGGCAATTGAAACAATGGAAACTTATTTTGCTACCCGATTGTATAACACCAGCACGTTTACGCCTATCGCTACACATTGGGCAATTGAATGTTGTCCAGCCGCCTGGAGTTTTGCCATTTTGTAACGGCAAGTTATCCATTAACAGTCGGTGTACTTGGTCAACTAATTCATGATGATGCATAACAGTAATTATAACACCTAGTATTTAAAAGTCAACTAGTTTCTGAGTAAAACTTTATCTAAAGTTCCTGAAGTCTGGTCAAAAATAACTCTAATCCAATTAGTGTTTATTGTAAAATTAAAAGGATCAACGCCATTTGTTGCTGTAGTATAAGGAATTGCTGGATTACCAATGTCACCTTGTACATTAATATCATACCAATCCGTATCTTGTGTTGGTGCTGATGCTAATGCTGAACCTTGTATTTTAACAGTGCCTACAAAGTCTGTCATATAAAGTGCTATTGTGTGTCCGCTATGCCTATAGTTTTTATCTTGATTACCGTACAACGAAGAGGTTGCAAAGGAATCTATACCATCTACACCAACACTTGCTGTCTGTGTAAACACAGATGCTGTTTGAGTTGGACTAGGTTCATACTCTAAACTACTTTTGATTTCTAAATCAGTTACAATTCTGTCGTTTTGGTTTGCATATAACGGAGACTGTGTTACGCCTGCATCTGCACTTTCGCTAATTGCTATTTGATATAGCCCGGGTGATAAATCTTGTATATCACCTGTAACTAAATCTAGTCTTGCTTCACCTGTTGTTCCACCACTAATTAAAGTTAACGGTTTAAATAAAACACGTTTACTAGTGTTAGGATTAATAACTGTAGCATATAACGTTTTACTGCTAAGATTTTGCTTAACTCTGTCTCTGTTTCTTACATGAAAGTTTAATTGATTGTTTAAACCTTTATGTACTACTAATTTTGTCTGATTCATAGGTCTATTATCCACATATATACCATCCGCACTAAGAACTAAATCTACGGTCTGATATCCTAAGTTATATAATGTATGTGCGGTTCCGCTTGTCATTGTTCTTTACCATTATCTTTACTGTATTTATCAATTAAACACATAAATATCACGATGACTAAAGAACAAGAGCTACAAGATAAATTTCCATTTTTGACTGGTTTGCTCTTTAGCGAAAAAGAATTCGTAGGTATTGTACAAAATCAAGATAAACAAATCATAAGTTTTTATGATATTGAGCGTTGCAAAACCGGTGAGCATAAAAAATTAATGCTTGATTACGGCGAACTATGGTGGTGGGAGTCAAATAGACAATTGCCGATAGATATATTCTTATTCCAAGAGATGCAAGAATTACAGTACTGCCTGAGAACATTTATTCTAAAAGAGACGGATGTATTATTCGGTCCTGTGACCAGTATGCAGAATATTCTTAAGAAGCGAATAAAACGAAGAAGTATTCAATTAGTTAAAAAGACTGTTTAAACCTTATCTACCAAAAGATTCAACTGGACTATAATTACCATTGCATATCCTATCGCATGACTTTTCTTAAAGAAGTAATCGTCAGTTCTTTCCCATACTTCTTTTTCAATAATATCCCAACTGTTACCTACTAAGTATCGCTTACCAGGTCTAATCATTGCAAGTATCATTGCAAGTTGTTCAACATTCTTAGGTTGATGCTGTTTAATAATATCATAGTGATTACCAACGTGGAAGAGTTGTTTAACAATTTCTTCATGTTCAAACAACTCCCACATTGGTTCTTTTGCCAACAGACTATCTAAGTGTGCTTCGTCTATGATATCTTTGTAAACACTATTGTTCAATACGTCTACTTTAAAATATCCCATATCCTCTGCTTCTTTATGATCTATTGTGCTGTATCCTTCTAAAGGAAAAGAAGGAATAGGTTGAAAGTAAACTCCGGTGTTGTGCTTTTCATATGATTGCTCACGTTTGATACTGGCAGGTATAGGATCAAAAAGTTCTAAGAACTTATCCCTATTTGCCATATCAATATCAACATCGAAGTTTATTTTCATAGTTTGCCTTTCATTTTATCTATCATACGTTGTGCATTATACAACTCTTTGACAGGATTGTCATCCTCTAAAGATTCGATTACATTCAATAGTGCATCTAACTTACCTAATTTTTCTTCGTCAAGTTCGAACTTACCTATTTGAATTTTGCTCTCTGTATTAATATTAATATCAAGATCAGGAACGTATGTAATATTATCATCGAGTGTAAAATAAGGTGTACTTGATCCACTAATAGTAACTGTTGATGTATCTGTTGTAGTGTATATGTCGTCACCTACTGTAATTGAACCCATATTATCGTAACTGTAATCGTCGTAGTCGTTCATATCATTCTCCTTCTGTGTACAATAAACTCCACTTCATCAGTTTTTCTTTCTTTACTTTGATACGCCTTTGTATTTGTTCATCTGTTACTAGTCCGCCATCTTTGAGTATTTCTATCATACACATAACGTCACCTATTTCTTCTTGTAACTGCTTTGTGTCGCATGGCTCGTCAAAACGTATCATCTTGCTACATGCTTGTATTAGTTCACCACATTCTTCCATTGTGATTACCAACATTTCTTCCCTTTTTTTCATATCTCTTTGCTCTTGTATTCCTCAGCCATAGGGAATATGTGTGTAATAGCATCTGCTACTGCCCATGCTAACTCCATATGCTCTAACTGTGTTCCATTGGAGCCACGTAATTCGATATAGTGAATCCAACTACGCAACGTACCGTTAACGTACAGCCTGCTTAGTGTGTTTCCTTCCGGTAGTACTGCTCTTGCCTGCTCTTTGGCAATACCGTTGCTTACAGCATAATTGTATGCTTCTGTGGCAGTGTCGATAACCTTCTGTTGCATGTCTGCCCAGCCGTGCTGTAACAATCCATCATCTGTGGATACACTGTTCTGCCTATTTTTAGGATCTTGCAGTCTTGCTTCACGAATTTCAAACTCTAAATCCTTCGTAGGGTCTGCATAACGTTGACTAAACTCCTGAAAACTAAAACTTCTATGACGTAACAATTGTCTTGCTATATCTCTTGTTGTTTCTACTTCCATACACACTGATACCATCTCGAGTGGTGACCAATGTTTGTGTTTAATTAAATATTTCACAAGTTTTTCATTTGTTTCTGTGTTATTCTGATTACCAGGATTGCTTACTCTAGCACAGTAAGCCACTAAATCCAAAAGACTGGGGTCTGCACCTGTTAATGCTGGTGCTTGACTATAACTAATTATTTTTGTTTTCATATTTTTGCTTCCTTACAAGCCTGTTTAATTTCGTTTGCTTCTTCTTTGTTAGCAGTAAACAGTTTCATCCAAAACGGAGGATCAATCACATCTTGTATCATTTTAACTTGTTCACTGTTAAATCTTTCTAATAACTTATCACCGGATTCGCTTAGATATAATATCCAAGGACTTACTTTTGCACTTCTTAAATCATATACTGCTCTGCTAGGCGATACTTTAATAAAATAATCTTGCCAAGGCTCTTCATTTTCTTCTCCCCATCCTGCAAGATATATCACTGTACGCTCTAATGCTTTAAGTCCTGGTTCTTTCCTAACATAAGTTTTTAAATACTTGTCGTATTCTTTATCTGATGCCCATTGTTTTAACTTTACACCTGTCTTAATTAGATGCTCAGTGTACTTCACAGGGTCTAGCCATTCATTTACTGTACACGCTCTACCATATTTTACAAATGCTTCATAGTATTGACTTACAATAAAGTCTTCCATAGTCTTAGGTGTTTTTGCACTAGTGTTTATTTCATAGAATATTTGGAATGCTCTGTGTGCCAGTCTAATGTGGCTCATATCTTTATCTGCAAACCTGCGTTTCTTAACACACATGTGAACAGCCAGAGTAGTCTCAGACTTAAATGACTTTTTACACCACTTACATTCCATTATTTTAATAGGTCCTTAATTTCTTTGTCTTCCCAACCATGTGCTAATGCTAATTCTTTAAGGTCATTGTCATCATTTAAAGATAAAAACAATGTTACCTCATCACCTTTTAAGTGAGGTAGTACCGAATGCACAAAGTCTCCACGTTTACTTTTCTTCTTTCTACTGTTAGGCGGTTTGATATATGGATGATGTTGTACTTTACCACTACCAGCCGCTGTTAATAACAACCATTGTAACTCGGGGTGCTTACTAACATCAGTAAACTTGTGATTAACTAACTCGTTGACCATCCAAATATAGTCTGGTGCCGAACTTCCTTGCACACTACTCGCATACCTCATCATCATCCAGGCACTAAAAGCCTTTTTCTTTTCAGCATCAAGTTTATTATACCAGCCACGATCCTTTTTGTCAATGGCTTTCATAACTTCTTGTAAAGGTATTTGCGGTTTCTTTGCCATATTAATCCATGTCTAATTGTAGTTGTGTGTCGTAGTCATTTAAATTGCTAGTATGAGTGTCCCATACATTAATATAATGAGGTTCGCCGTTTGCAACAGTCTCATGCCATTCTTTGTTTGCATTTTCATCGGCACTATCACTTATATATTTAAAACACTTAAACTCGACACCGTGATACTGGCACGCCTTTGCAATAGCATAAGCCTCCATATCTACTATGTCTGCGGGGATTTCTAAGTTTGGATTATCTACAAAATTGTCACCTGTACTACAAGTGTATCCTTCGTTTGGATCATCAAAACTGATTGTCCTAACATCTTCAAACGGAGTTAACCCTATTTCAAATCCTAGTTCACAGCATCGCATATCTCGTTGTACAAAGTTCGATACTTCTACTAATTGTTTACAGTCAGGGTTTATACCACCTGCTGTACCAAAGTTCCAAACTCTACTAGGGCTATGTTCTTGTATTAGTGCTGATGCTCTAATGGCGGCATTAACTTTGCCTACACCAGTAAAAAATACATTTTCCCATTCTTTCATTTTTGGTGCTTCGCTTTCTAACGCAATTAAAATTAAATCTTTCATCAATGTCCCTCGAACTCAATTAATGTGTTTACTCTGTACCCGTGTTCTTCTATTATAGCACTTCCTCTAAGTGTGGGCAAGTCTATTAGTGCTAATACTTGAATATTTTCTTTGGGTACTCCAAAATGTGTATGCACAATATCTGCACAGGCTATTGCTGTACCGCCTGTAGCAATCAAATCGTCCATTATTACAACTTTATCATCTGGAACAATATCTGTATTGCATTGTATATTCAAACATGCAGTACCGTACTCTAATTCGTACTCTTTCCTATATACGTTGCCGGGTAACTTGCCAGGCTTACGAGCCATTATAAAAGGCAAGTCTAAATCTCTAGACACTGGTGCTCCAAAAACAAACCCTCTACTTTCGATACCAATGATTTTAGTAGCACCAAAGCTCATTGAAAGTCCA